CGATCATGGTGGACCGCAAGAGATTCGAACTCTCACTCCCCTGCGTGCAAGGCAGGTGCTTTCCCAGTTAAGCTAGCGGCCCTCTGGTACCGGAGAGCGGACTCGAACCACTGACATTCTGCTTGTAAGACAGATGCTCTAACCACCTGAGCTACTCCGGTATATCGTGTTGCGAGTATGCTGGTTGTGTTTACACCACTGCTAAAGGAACTTGGCTCTAGAGACTGGGATCGAACCAGTGTCCTTCCGGTTAACAGCCGGCTGCTCGTCCAACCGAGCTCCTCTAGAATATCAAGAGCCGCCAGAGGTCGGAGGTCCGGCCCCTAATTTATCGGCGTAGCCGGGCGGCATATTTACTTGGCTGAGGCAGTAGGATTTGAACCTACGGGACCGCAATGTGTCCAGTGTGTTAGCAACACACCGCATTAAGCCAGACTCTGCCATGCCTCAGTGGGGTGACCGATGGGACTTGCACCCACAACCACCGGGTCCACAACCCAGCGCTCTATCTAATTGAGCTACGGTCAACACGGGATGAAACCCCTAAGTGATACCATTGACTGGGAGGTTCGTCAACGGGTTGGAGCCTGTACATCCAGGTCTCTACCCAGCCTAGCATCCATCTTGGGTACCAATGGTTTTCCATCAAGCGGTCCCAAGCACATGTAAGTATGGTGCTCATGAGAGGATTCGAACCTCCAACATCTAGATTCTAAGTCTAGCGACTCTACCAATTGGCCTACATGAGCTATAGGGAAGGAGGTAAATTATTAAAATTTTCCTTGCTCGGGCGGAGCAATGGTTCCTTCCCCTTTAAATTGCTTCTAGCCAGGTGTCTATCTCATGTTCTGGTTTGAGATAATACGAACTGTGTTCCAAGTCTTTAACCGCATGGTTAAACACCGGGTTCTTTCGCATTATCTCCTGTATGTAGCACAGCGTGTCCCGTTTAGGAGTGAAGTGCCAATAACTAAGAGGTGTCTCTCTTTCGTATTTACTTTTACCCAGATGAAAAATCTTGAAAGGTTCAGGCACCTCAGGGAGATGGAGGTTAGAGCCCTGTATTATAGTGGCTTCTTTAGCAGCCATCCAGAAAAGCCATGGGAGCACCATCTTTTCATTAGGGTACACGCTTGCCACGTACCCTCCACAGTTGGCCGGCAGGGGAAAGAAAGGAGGGTAGTGGTAAAATCCCCCATCTTTATAAGTCGCTCCATGAAGGTTCCAGGCGCTAACGTTGTCTAACCACTCTTGCAGCTTGTACATGTTCCGTCCTATATGTTGGAGCGAGTAATCGGACTCGAACCGATCTCTCTAGCTTGGAAGGCTAGGGCACAACCTCTATACCACACTCGCATAAAAAGGTGGCCAGATCCGGCTTGGCCACCAAGGACAACATGAACAGTGTTGACAGCTTAGCCAGCGGTCAGTTCGATTCGGCCCGACTGCATGGTGCGGGTACCGAACGACTTCTCCGGCACACCGTACTCAGCGAGGGCACCCTCGAGGTCATTGCGCAGCCCAAAGAGTCCAGTCTTCAGACTCTTCGGGAAGCGAAACTTCCCGAGAACAGCGGCGAGTGCAGCAGCCGTGTCCTCCGACACTGTGATGTTGATGACGACCTTTTCCTTAACGGAAACTCCCATCATGCATCTCCTGTGTGTAACCCGTTTGTAAAGAACCATCACGGTGGGTTAGTCGTGAGCTGGCTCGCGCGAGATTATTCTTAGATGGCGCTGGAGCCCTTTCCAGGAATCGAACCCGGCTCTGAGGTTTACAAAACCCCGGCATCGCCAACAATGCTTAAAGGGCAATTAGTAGAAGTAGGGTTCTCCATGGATATGCATGTAGTATGCATCCATGCAGTTCTTGATGCCGTCCACCGTGGCTCTTTTGAACGCAATAGGCACGCCCACGTAGGGACTAGCTGTGTCAATTGGATTCTTCCAAGCCACTCCTAAGCCCTTGTCCATGTAGACCACATCTCCAATTCGAAGTTCCAGATCTGCAATCACCACGGTGTATCTACCCACCGTATGCCACGCATACTGAATGACAACCGGCTTAGCTTTACCGAAAGCCTTACGGAACCTGTGACTACGATTCAGCGTGCGCTTGATTCGTCTCCAGGCTCTTTGCAAAAGGGCCTCTGCCACCTCAGGAGTTAGTGGCGGCTTCGGCGGAGGCGTGTCAGTAGTGGCTGGCTCAACCAGACGCAACGCTGGCTTCTCTGGCTCTAGCTCTGAGTCCACCAATTCAGTGTTCATTGTTTTTCCTTTCGCCCTAGGGTGCAGAAGTTTGCCACGTCGCAGTAGAGTTGACATCTTGTGTTTACTCCTGGTCTGTGCTCCACGTACAGTACTTCTTTGGGCTTCTGGTTCTTGTTGATCCAGGCGTGTGCTTCTCCAGGAGAATCGCAGCGAATAATCGCCGTTGCTCTACCCTTCTTCATTACAGCCCAGTGCTCTTCCTTAGTCCAACGCTCTTCCGGTGTGCAGAGAGGAATGTTTTCATCCGACATTTCCTCTGCCTCGATGTGTGCTTCAATTCTTTTGATCATGTCTTCTAGGGTTTGATCCAAAGACCACAACGGAATCTCCATCTGATCCGTTTGCTGTTTTGGATAACCCCTTTCGAACATGGCCTTACGCTTTACCCAATCTCGAGCGATGGGGTGGAAGATTACACGATCTGTCTCGAGTCCATTGACATGCAGAAGGTAGCGGTACCTATTGCCTTGTGCCACCCACTCATCCTTCAGACTTTTCATTGCGAAAACAGAGCAGACCTTGTAGTCATTGAGCACTCTGTCTGGAGTGATTAATCCAGATCTATCGTATAAGTCCACCTGTCCCGACACTTTCTTCGTGCCGTACTTTGTGGGAATGTCTGCAAAAAACCTCTTTTCAAAGAGAAGTCCATGGTGATCCCAGACATATTCCTTATTTGACTCGAGCACTGCAAGTGCGATGGCTTCGTGAAGGGAATCAGAGGCCACGTCTCCTGAAGCGAAGGAGTATAGCACCTCTTCGATGGCTGTCCATCGGCCGGTCACATTCTTCTCAGCCAGAATCTTAACTGCGTTCTCAAGAATCTGGTGAACAATCTTACCAAAGAGCATATAGATTCTTTCTGATGCTTCCTTGGTAACCTGATCTCCATAGCGAGTGTTCAATGCCCGGACCAATACCGGAATTGATAGCTCAGTTACTGAGAAGTCCGCCCCCTCCTTTGAGTAATTGTCCTCCCCTAGCACAGCAAGGAGAGGGAGCGGTAGGTTGAAAGAATCTACTAGCTTTTGGTCACTCATTAGAAGGGTGCTGCTTCCGCTCTGGGTGCCACGTCCTCAATTCCAAGTAGCTCGTTCACGAAGATCTTGGTGTAGCGCTTGGTTTGCTGGGCTCCATTCATGTCAGTGTATGTGCGCTGGTTAGTAACCAAACGGACCATGGCCACTGATCCCACCACTGCTGCACATGCATCATGAATAACTTGAGGGGAGTCCGGCTCCTGCTCGGGAAGCTCTTGACCGAGAGCCGCCAGTGTTCCTCTCAGCGATGCCAGGCCGGGTAAGCTGGCCTCCCCGTCACGATTCATCAAGTTAACAGGCACTGAAATCTCTTGCCCGTTATAGGCAGGAAACGAGTAACGAAACCACACAGTGGCATGCTCTTCGTCGAAGTTCGAGGATACCACCTGCGCCTTGTGCACCCCATCTGGGATGAGAGTGATGCGCGGTCTTGGTGCGGAGTCTCCCCATGCTGCTTTTAGTAGATCGAAATTCATAATTATACCTCGATGACCTGGGACATGAGGTCCTTCCATTCATCAGGAATGAAATCCTCAAGCCGCTCTTTCTTGTACTTCTTCTTGAGACTCACAATCTTTTCAGTGAGTTCCTTCTGCTTTTCTGGTGACTGTGCGGCCACTAACTCTCGTAGTTGCAACACGTTAACAGGATTGATCCCCTTGTCCTTGGGTGCTACCCCAATCTTAGTCTCGATCTCAGATACGATCACTCCAAGATCTGGTTCACACAGAGAGGTGAGTACTCCCGATCTGTCTCCACAAATGTAGTTAGGATCGGACTCCATGTTAGCTTGTATTGCACGAACAGGTCTACCTTCGAACTCCACCCAGCGCATGCACAGAATCAAGTCGAACCAACCGAGAATTCCCTTGTTGATTTCCTGTCCTGGCATGCTGGGTTTGTAGACAATGCGGCCCTTGTCGTCCTTGTCTTCCATGATGTGAGTGATAAACACCTTTCTCACGCCAGGAATATCCCGCATCCTCTTGATCCAACTCTCCATGATCTTATTCATTTCGCCATAGGCTTTAAGATCATTTCGATTGTTCTCGATACGTTCGGCAAGAACCGCTTTTGCAATGTCATCAAGCCCGTCCACTACCAGCCACTCCATATCTTTACTCCATTTAAGACAGTAAAGATACAAGTCTTGTAGGAACTGCACCGTGATGACTCCATTGGCTGGCTTCAGTGTCTTAAACTTGCGGGATTGAAGCGCCAATTCTCCAGGATCAGCCCCGATGTAGACAAGCTTAGAGTCATCTGTCAACGGTAGGGTACGAAGAAGACTGGTCTTCCCGATTTTTGGAGTACCTGTGACAAGGATGTCCAGCTTGTCTAGTCCAGACTGATACGTGGTTCCTTCAACAATCTTACTCATCAAAACTCCAGTCCGCGTCTAGATCTTCTCCAATAAGAGACAGATTATCCTCTGTCTCCTCAAGGATTTGGTTAAAGCGGCCACGGAGTTCTCTTATGTAGTCGATCTCTGCTGGTTTGGGTAGGGTGCCTCCGCGAATTTTGTCTAGGAGATCCTTCAACTCAGCGATGAGAGTCCCGGTCACTCCAAAAAGTTCCTCGAGACGCTCCACTGTCGTTGTAATCCCGTAGATTTCTTCCTCTAATTCTTCTTGGTCCATCATTGGCTTTCCTCAAGAGAGGACCTAGCGCCATGGACAATGCTGCAAACAACACCACCAGTACTAGGATCTCTATCATGCTGCAATCAGTCCTTCCATTAACGCCTTAGATGCGCAACTGTAGCACAAGCGAACCTGTTTGTCAATGTAACAAGAGTCGTTCTCTAGAAATTCCTCTTGGCATTGGTCGCACGTGGCACCCGCGTCTATCCAATCCCACCCATTGGTTCTTAGCTCTGTTACCCTGATCCTGGGGAGACCATAGTTCGGAGTCGTATCCACCACGGTTGGGGTATGGGCGAATTTTCCTTTACTCCCACCCCCACCACTCTCTGTCTGGGAAGTAAGCTGGTACTGCTGGTAGTGACTTTTTTTTTCGTAGTCTTTCCAGCCCTCGTTTGAGTAGTGAACCCCAGTGGTTTCATCCTTAGACCAGGACTTGGGTTGTGTAATCGCCAATCTCCCCAGGTTGTCCAGGAAAACCAGTCTGCTACTCCCCGCCTTGTCTGCCACGAGGTTAAGAATAGCCTGATTCGTGTGGAAGTTACGTGGTAACTTCTGCAGCACATCATGCATGTATTGCTTGGTGTCCGAGTTGTTATCTTTCAGGTTTTTATTATAGTAACCCGGAATTACTCCATTGTGGAAGAGGAGGAGATTCTTGTTAACCCAGAACGGATGTACATTCTGCACGCTCACTGTACCGTGGGTGCGTATCCTGAAATGCAGAACGAATTGACTGTTCTTGTGTTCGTCCCAATGCTTGCGGTATAACTTCCACAATCGCTTCTTACTGTTGAGTTCTTTAACCACAGACAGGCGGCCGTTGTGCGCATAAGCAAACCCCCCACCATCTGAGTTCCGTTCCCACAATCTATAGAACTGACCCTTCGATAGAGCCACTTTCCTGGGGCAGATTGCAATAATGCACATTACGCTACACTCCTATAGCCCTTAGTCAAGGGTCGATGTATCACCTTGATATTACGAATCAAAGGACTCTTGTTCCTTTTCGTGTCAGTCAACAGCTTGACATCTAACCAGCTAAGCGTGGCTTTGTGATACTTCTGTAGCTGTTCCACTGGAAACACCACGCGAGTACCGTGTTGAGCAGTCCAGATTTCCACATCGGATATCTCGATGCGCTCAAGGTCGAGTCCCATATAGTAACAGGACCATCGCAGCATTGGCTGCCGATTTGGCTCTCCTGCGTCCCGTCCGGCCGTTAGCGTGGCCCTGCCTACCATCTCGTTGGTTTCTGAATCCCTTATGTAAAATGTTACAGAGGCAGGAGACGATTCTAAATCTGACTGATGATCAAACCAATGATGTGCGGGATTAAGATGGTTCAGTGTCAGCCTAGGGTTACCCGAGATAAAGATTGCTGATGATTCCACCTCATGGTACTTTGCAGCGAGCATTGCTTCACGGCACATAGAAAGAGCTTGCCTCTCATTCCAGCATGGCCCCTGTAAAATGAAGTAAGCCATGGGTATCGCTTCTCCGTCTGGTGTGGTGTGCTGAAAGTTTACCACGGCTGTGCTTGTCAAAGGCCCGATGGCTCCCACACGAGAGTTACGCTCAGCAATCTTTCCCTCAAGAGAAGAGGGCTTTAAAGCAGCATTGCCCACGGTAATCTTTGAGATCTTGGGTGACTTGATATTGGCGGCCTTGTTGATGCACTTCTGGGTCTTAGCTGCAGCATAAGGGAGTTCCTTCTTATGCTTTAAGAGCCACTCCACAAATCCCGGTATGCTCATCTGCTGAAAAGAGATGGCCGCTGTATACCTCCTCACGGCTTCCACGAGTTCCACGTTTGCCATGATCGAGTCAGGATTTAAAGTGCCCCGAAATACTCTGATCTCCACGGTATGAGCGGTGCTGTTTACCACCGAATGATGGTCGTCATGTGTTCCCGCAAGCAGTGCTGGATTAATACCATGGGTAAACGCATATCTTGCCGGGTCCGTTTCATACGGTAGGAGATAAGTGGTGCATGCTCTCCTAACAAATGCCTTCGGATCCTTGTGAAACCATGCAAACCGTAAGACCTTCTTCAAATCAGTGCGATTGCTGTAAGCCAAGAAGAATGCCGGATTCCGGTGCACAAATGCCTGGAACCTGAGCTGGTGTAGATCTCCCCAAAAGGCTGATTTTGAAATGTGCACGTGCATACCGCAAGTGTTCCCTTTGTATGAAGTGAACCCTGCAGTTTGCAAGTCTTTGCACAATTTCTTCCAAAGAGGATAGCTCTCGTGCCAGAAGTTCAGCGTCCAAGGATGACTGACAAGCTCCACGCCATCCTCAAGAGAAGCGTCTTGCTTCACATAGAGCTGCAGCTTTCTTATCATGGGCTCCACGTCTTGGATAGCCGCGTAGGACCACTGTGTTCTACCATGATAGGTGTTAGGCTCTCCTCTATTCCAAAGCCACACTTCAGAAGGCGTGTCCTGATTGACCGTGGTAGTCCTTTGTCTTACTCCTCTCCACCAGCTCTCTAACTTCTCTCGTGCAGGAGGTAGGAGTTCTGTTTCGAGTTCCACGCCAAAGAAAACATGGGCGTTCTCATTTTCTTTTTTTGTCCAGGAGAAACGTGGTGTGGGTTTGTGTCCCCATGCGTTTACTTCGATCATAACATGTCCTCGTGGTGGAGCGGGTGGGAGTTGAACCCACTTATTGACAGAGGTTATAAGCCTCTCGCTTTATACCGATCAGCCACCGCTCGTTCTTCAAGAGCTTCGAGTCGGTCTTCGAGTTGCTCTATTTCTTCCCACTTTTGATTGAGTGCCATGCTCCAAACAAAGCTACAAACTGTGAACCAAAGCAGCCCTAAGCCCCATAAGAATGTGATGTCACGGGCTAATCCTCCCGCAATCAGAAGGAGGCCCACTGCTTTGCCCAGTTGATAGTTGTCCATGGTTTACTCCCACCAATCCTCTTCTCCATCACGGAAGTGGGGTGTGTCCCACCAACGGTGGACCACGTACATGATCCCAGTGATTAGAAGACACACCGTAATAAATCCGAGTACGATTTTCATTTCTCCTCCAGTTCCGTGAGGCGGGCGCGAAGGTGTGCCGCCACTTTCAGAATGTCGTCAACAGGAACGATGCGCTCGCGTGCTGGATTAGCAAAGTCTTTGTATGGAGTCGGCCACGTTTCCTCCCATCTGATGACATCCTCTAGCGCATTGACCTGCGCCTTGAGAGCGGTGCGCTCGATCAGGCGGCGGACCGGTTCAATGGTGTAGTGCCAATCGGCCTCCGTGTCGAGAAAGGCCCTTTCAATCTCCTCGTCGCTCGGCATCCAACTCGGTCGGTCACTCACGGTTGCGCCCCTTCTCCCGCTCGGCGGCTTCCAGGTGGTCGAATAAATCAGTGACCAATGCAGCGAGTTGCCACCTTTGATCCACCCTTCCGGCTTGTGTTGATCTCTCTTGGTAGAGAATATCTGTTGATCGAATTACCATCCGTTCCGCCAGCGCCCGAATGCGCGCGGCGCGGTCGGGATATCCCCCCGTGATCTTCAAGCCGTGAGACATGATGGTTGTCTCTGCGTCTTCCCATTGAACCATCACTCCCCTCCCTTCACGGTCTGATGTCCAGGTGGTTCTCTTGGAGACAGAGTTCCACGAGTTTTTCCACTGAGAAATGCGGCCCAAACACGGCTGTTCCCCTGTAAGTGAAAAGTTCCCTAGCCTCATGCTCTTCTGCTGTGAGAGCTGCCTTGAAGACCGTTTGTACTAGTTCGCTCACGGTCATATGCTTGCTCAGTAGCCAGTTTCTGCTGTGCCATGTCTTGTCTTCCACTGTGAATGTCCAGCGGAAGTAGAAGAACGTGCCATGGTCCACCACTTCAGGGCTCCAGTCTTTGTATTCGACCCTGGAGAGGATTTGAACTGCTTGGAGTGCATCCATGTGAACCTCCGATGCTCACGGTTCGTTGCTTACTGCCACCCCCGACCCGGCAAAAAAGGGGAGGGAGCCGGGGAGCGCAAAGGCGCTTCTACCCGGCCCCCTCGTGGGGAACTTCTGTGGGCGACTAGGCCGCCTTGGTCTCGAGGAGGACCGCCTCCTCCAGCTTGGCCTCCGCTTCGGCGTGGTCGCCACGCGCTTCGGCCTTGAGGGCGGCGATGAACTTCGCCTTGACGGCGAGCTTGAGTCCGTCGATGCCCGGCAGGCTGGAAGCCTCCTTCAGCGGGGTGTTCTCGTGGAACAAGTTCATGTCACTCTCCGATCTGGGACTGCGTGATGGTGGGGGAATCCGGGGCCGGACCGTGGGACGGTTCCAGATCCACCGGGACGATGTTGTCCTTCCGGTACAGCTCTCCGGCGTGGGCCACCACGATCTCGAAGGGCGAGGGACAGGAGACCTGGAACCGGATGTTGTTCTCGAGGCTCAGCGAACTGAGCTTCTCGAGGAAGTTCTGCTGGGCCTTCTCGGCCTCTGACTCCCGCTCGAAGGGCACCCGGAGAGTCTTCACGTCACCGGGCTTCATCTGCAGGAGACGGCCGATCTGCGTCACGTCCGACTTGCGCGTCTTCTCGTGCATCTTCAGCACGTTAGGTACACGCTCCATCATCTTGACCTGGATCATGTACCGCTCGTCGTTGGGGTCCTTGATCCACTGTAGCGAGTAGGGCTCCGAGTAGTCCCCGTTCTCGACCACCCAGTAGTCGAACTTGATCGTGGTCGGCTCCGTCCACACGGTCTCTCCGGTGAACAGCGCCTGACGCTGCTGGTGGTCCGACGTGGCGTTGATCTGCATCCTGACCTTCTGCTGCTCCAGCCCGAAGTTCAGGTGGCGCACCCCACGCATGATGGCGCGCATGAACTCCCACGAGGTCAGCTCGTCGTGGTTCGGCCACTCCGGCACCTGGGGCGGCTGCTCCTGCTCCGCGCTCGGCTTGAAGAAGCGCGTGATCTTCGCCTGCGCCTCCTTGCGGAAGAACTCGCGGTTCTCCGGGTTTCCGAACTGCTCCTTGAGCCAGGCCAGGTTCACCGTGAACGAGTCCTGCTGCCGGGACTTGTACGACGCCAGGAGGCGGTTCCTCACCGAGCGAGCCAGCCACGCCTTGACGTAGGGGAGGATGGCGTTGGTCCGAGCCTGCGACTTCTCCTTCTCCGTGGGCTCGTTCTCGTCGGCAACTCCGAAGAGGAGCCTCGAGTCCTCTGCGTTCAGCGTGAGTTCCTCGAACAGCGCCTGAACCTCGTTCTCCTTCTCCTGCGACTCCACGATCTGACCCACGGTGGACAGCGGCTTCGTGTTCATTTGTCACTCCGTGCCCGAATAGGGCTAAGTCTGGGCAAGATTGCCCAACTACAAGTGCGATCAGCACTTAGGTTCGTTTTCCTAGGCTCATGCACACGCACGAGCACGAGGAAATTTTCAGCAGAAGCGAAGTGCAGCGCGGATCTTCTGCTCTGCGTGCTTCCCCTTCAGCCGGCCCTCGAGCACTTCCTTGCAGCGCTCTCGGTCGTTGAACTGCAACCCCTTGCAGGAGTGGTCTAGCACGTCCCCCACGTTGGACTTCTGTCGGAAGGTGAGGGCGAGTCTGGCGTGCAGGGCTGCGCGTCTGCTCATGATCGTCTCCTAGTGAGTGTCGATGCGAGCGGCATCGAGGGTTTGCTTCATCTCTCGGGCCAATTCCCGAGTGAGTTCCAAGCGTTCCGGGTTGATCACTTCATCCAGGATCGACACCAGATCCTCGAACTCTTCCGAAGTGAGAGTCACTGTCACTGAATCCAATCGAGTGACTTCCACCCGAGTTCCCTGCTTCTTGACCTGCATCTCATGACCTCCTTGTACCGATTACTCTGTCTTTCCCTGTGCTGCATACACTTAAGACCCAAAGTGTAACACAGGATCACACTCACTGACAGAGCGGCCATCATGTTAGCTCATCGCTTCCACGTCGAAGTAGCCCACGTGATCGGTGTGCTCAGCCTGCTCGATGGCCTCAGCTTCGGAGCTGAAGGGGCCGAGAGTGGAAAGGCCGTCTCGAAGGAAGTAGGTGTTCTCATCCTCGAAGTCCAGCGCACGGAAGAGAGTCCAGCCTGCCCAAACTCCGATCTCCACTTCACGCATGGTGCCACTCCTTCCAACCTAAGGCCACCACTCCAACCATGGAGCTGAGGCCAGTGAGTTGGTTCCAGAGAGAGATGTGCTTGTCCATCTCACGCTTGTAGATACTCCCAATAGCGCCGTAGACCTCTGCAATCTCGATCTCTCCAGAGGTGCGAGCCCTTTCTTCAGCCGCGTCTGCCACGTGCATCCTTCGCCAAGCTAACACCGCTTGGTTCCAGTGCCACAGCGCGTCACTCATCGCTTCTCCTTTCCAAGGTTGACCACCTTGATCCCCCGAGCCTTGGCAGCACGCAAAGCCTGCCCAGTGCCTCCCACCACCTCACCACCAGGAGTCCAGCAGATCACCAGATCCACCGGAGAGTTCAAGTCGTGCCCCAGAAGAATCATTATGTTGCGGCCATGAAGCTTACGGACATAGTCAGCGCATGCCCGCCAGTTCGGGTGGTACTTCGAAGCCAGCTCGATTGCCTGCGGCGTGGCATCAGAAGCGCGGTAAACCTCGATGAACCCCCAATACAGGCCATCACCACCAGCAGACCGCGCTCCCTCCTGGAAGGCAGCATCAGCACCACGAGCGCCTCCGGTTCGAAGGGTGTGCCCAGCTTCAGCTCCCCTCCGCCCGATGTCTCGCATCTTGGCCAACACGCTCTCCGGCGTGCTACGAGCGCCAATGCCAGCGTAGATCACCACTCCACCTCCTCTTCTTGCCACTCCTCAAGTTCCCGCTCCAACTGCACGTCCAGCTCCTCCTCAATGGCCCGCTGCATCTCAGTGCGCGTGCCCATCCACCACTCCACCAGCCAACGGAAGCCAGCATCGCGAACCACCCCATCAAACACATAGTAATGTTCGAAGGGCAGGTGGGAGTTACGAAACCTCTCGCACATGGCCGGGTGCGCCTTCAGCTTCGCCTCCAAGGCCCGAATGATCTCTTCCTTGAACTCCTCCTCAGGGAGATTCACCACCCGCTTCAACATGCGGCCCAGCTTCTTCGCCTCAAACCCACTCAAACGGCGAAGACGGTCGTCGCGAGTACCGAGCCAGTACCAAAAGCCTTCCACGCTCTCGAAAGAACCATGCTCGGGAAGCACCATCGGCTGTCGCGCGAAGTTGGACATCCACCTCCCAAGCACAGTGCGCCCCCGAGAGTAGATATTCACATGCTCCACGCCATCCAAGGCCGGAATCAACTTACGACCCACGCTCATGGTTAGTCTCCTCCCCCACAACGTGCGCAGTTGCACCCCACGTGCTCCTGCTCAGCCTCAGCCATCAAGTCCTGCCTCCACTGCTCGAGGGCCTCGTCCAAAAGCTCGGCCTCATAAGCAGTTAGCTCGGAGCCTTTCATATCCTCGCCCCACTCCCGCCAGAGTTCTTTAACGGTCTCAGGCATGACACACCTCAGATGGGGAAATACTGCGGAGCGTTGACTTCCTCACGCCACGCCGCTTCTTGCTCAGGAGAGTAGCCACACTCAGCAGCGAGCACCTCAGCAAGTGCCACCTTATGCGCTTCCTCCACGGTGAGGGCGCGAGGGCCAGCGTAATTCTCATCGAGGTCTTCCACTGCCTCAGCGGCCCAATCCTCCG